GGGTGACCACTGCATCCCTGATGAGGTGGTCAATCCTCGCAAGCGCCTGATTTAAAAGGCAAAACATTCTCGGGCAAAACCTCATCCGGCTCTAAATCCGCAAAGAATCCGCTCGAAACCGTCTCGATCTGCTGTTTTTCTGGAGCAAACGCGCCAATGACCTTGCCAATCAACTCAAGGGACCGAACGCGGGCGGCGTCACTGTTCTCAGGGTCCAGCGCCTCGATCTCAAGACGGCCCATGAACCAATCGTGTTTATCCACCGCTTTCACCATCAATTGCCGTTTATGGGCCTCAATAGCCGCGATAACGTCAACGTGAGTCAACAAACGCGAACCCTGTTGCTTCGGGTGCGAATAGCCTGCAGCTTGGGCCGCTTGCAGTGCGTTGCCGTGCTCAACATATTCGGCGACAAACTTCGACTGACGCCAATTGAGATTCTTGGGATTTCCCTCTCGTTTATCGGTACTCATCTCTATGGTGTTTCCTTACTAGTTAATGGGGATCCGGCGATGCGGTTATCGGGCTTTTTTCCGCGCCAAAAAATTTTCATTTGAGCAGGTGCCCAGCGGCTCCGATGACTGCCGCGAAGACGACCCAGCCTGCTCGCTCATACAGCGCCGTCGATCCCTGATGTTTCTGGAAAGCTTCGACCAGTTCGCGATGCTCTCGCTCTATCCAATCGATGCGCGTTTCATGTCGATTCAGTCGGGCGTGAGCCGCGTCGGTTCGCTCATCGATTCGACCCATTTCTGATAGCTGATCGGTCAAACGGTCAAGCTTTTCCTCGATTCTGAGGAGTCTGTCCTGCAATTCCATATTGTCTGAATCCCGCATATCTAAACGACTTTCGGCGTATCCAATTATTTTATTTAATCTTTTTCATTCTAGGGGCTTGTTTTGGCAAATCAAGGTGTGTTTATACTTAACGGGCGGGTCGGACTAACCCGCTAACGGGCACAGAACGCCCATAACAAGCTGGAGATTGAAAATATGGCAAAGCAAAACGCATACGACGTCATCACTCAAACCGTCATCGCCCAACTCGAAGAGGTGCAGGCAAGCAACTGGACAAAGCCGTGGATAACCACCGCGCAGTCGGGTCTGAATATCTCAATGTCATCAGGTGACGCTTACCGTGGCATCAACCAGCTTTTGCTGATGATGTCGGGCCGCACTGACAACCGTTGGGGAACCTACAAGGCATGGGCTGACAAGGGCGCTCAAGTGATGAAGGGCGAGAAGGGAACCAAGGTCGTTTTCTTTACGGTGTTCGAGAAAGCCAACGAGAAAGGCGGCATCGATAAGATCCCATTCGCGAAGCTGTACACCGTGTTCAACGGCGAGCAAGTCGAGGGCGCTCCCGCTCTCCCCGTCGTCGAACGTCCCACCTCCACCGCTGAGCGCAACGCTGAGGTCGAGGAGTGGGTCACCGCTACTGGCGCAGACATCCGGCACGGCAAGGGCCAAGCGTTTTACAAGCCCACCGCCGATTGGGTCGGGATGCCTGATCTCGCCGACTTTCAGCCCATGGGTGATAGCTCAGCGTCAGACACTTACTACGGCACTCTGATGCACGAACTGACCCACTGGACGGGTCACCGCTCGCGCCTTGATCGCCTTGAAATGTTCGGCAAGTTTGGCGATGACGCATACGCCTTTGAGGAGTTGATCGCTGAGATGGGTGCGGTGTTTGCTTGTGCCGCTCATGGCATCGAAGCAACGCCCCGCCCTGATCACGCCGAGTACATAGCGCATTGGCTCAAGGTACTGCGCAAAGACTCCCGCGCAATCGTGTCAGCGGCGAAGCAAGCACAACTGGCGTTCGAGTATCTGGACGCCTTCTCTATCCCCACAGAACTGAGTGAAGCGGCTTAGGTCGCTTTTTCCTTATTTTTTCCGCCACCCAAATTTTTTAGGAGCTACACCATGAAAATCAGCAAATCCAGCGCCGCCTCACTGGGTCACATTCTTGCTGACGCCCTGCACGATTGTCAGAACACCGATGAGCGCAGGGGCGTACTTCGCGCCCGAGAAGCGATTCAGGACGCACTAGAGCGCGACTGCCAAAAAACCGAAGCCGACTGGGCAAGATACTGCGCGTTTATGAACCGTTTTGATGACCGTAGCAATCACCTTACCCACTCCTAACCCATCTGATGATGGCCCGTTGTGGACGCGGGCCGAAACGCCGAGAGGCGTCATGGGAATCCACCCTAACAATCTGGAGATTGAAATGACCAAGAAGCAAAACATCATCGACGCGCTGACCGTCGAGAGCAGTTACACCAAGGGCGGCACCATGATCACCTGCTCGAATCAATTCCGGCGCTGTATGTTCCGATGCTGGCTCGACGGCAGTTACTTAGGCCAAGCGCACTACCAGCGCAACTGCCAGCGGATTCTCGAAGCCGGCGATCACTGGGGCAAGCTTCGCTCGTTTGTTGTCGAGCAGTTCGGTGAGTACATCGCGCACGAATTCGAGTGCTCGCGCTCCACTGCGGTGGACGCCATCAAGGCCGCGTTTCCTGCCGAGTATGAGAACCCCATCGAAGTGCGCGGCGTGACCGTGTTCACCGAGCTTCAGCACCTCACCGAGGAACTGATGGACGACGCTCGCGATCTCGTAGCAGAGGAGGCGGCGTAATGTTCGATGATCTAGCAACCCCTGACATCACGAAGGTCGAGACCAAAAAGTCCGGCCACAAATGCCCGCGCTGTCGAGGCACTGGCAAGTACACCTACGGCTACGTGAACCTGCAAACCTACCAGTGCGGAAAGTGCCGAGGCACTGGGCTACTCAAGACCAGCCCAGAGCAACGCATCAAGGCCCGCGCAAGCTCTGCTAAGGCGGCTATCCGACGCAAGGAAGAAAACGTCGCGGAGTTCGGCAAGCGCGAGCCTGCCGCGATCGCATGGCTCACCAGTAATAACGGTGACTTCGCCGCATCCCTGATGGATCAGGTGCGCAAGCGCGGCGACCTGTCACCCAAGCAACTGCAAGCCGTTTACCAGTCCATCGCCCGCGAGGAAGACTGGGCAAAGCAACGCGAGCAGAAAGCAACGCAAACGCAGATCGATATGACTGATCTGCTGAACCGTTTTGCTCTGGCTCTCAAGGCTGGCATCAAGCGCCCCAAGGTGAACACCGGAGACCTGCTGTTCTCTTTGGCCCCCACCCATGGGCACAACGCTGGTTGCGTCTACGTCAAGGGCGAGAAGGATGCCTACGGTGACCGACCCTACCTCGGGAAGATCACGCCGGAGGGCAAGTTCTTTGCTGGGCGTGGCGTCGAGGATGAAGTCAAGCAACGCATCGCCGAGGTTGGCGCTGATGTTGTCGGGTCTGCCAAGGCTCACGGTGCTCAGCATGGCAACTGCTGTTTCTGCTCCCGCGATCTGACCACTAACGAGTCTGTCAGCAACGGCTATGGACCCATCTGTGCCGACCGCTACGGCCTGCCGTGGATTGTCCGCGAGGAGTTCATCGAGGCGAAAGCCGATCTCAAGCAAGCCAATCAGGAGGCCGCGTCATGAATGCTCAAGTTGAATCTATCGGACGCATGGTATCTCTCGATGCCGCCGCGCAACGCAACGGCTGGGAGATCGTCCACGTCGAGGCAAATCAAACCGATGCCGTCGTGCTGTTCGACAGGGGCCGGAGTCCATTCGGTTCTGAAAAGCGCTACGGCACCTCGGAGTTTTACTTTCCCGCTGGTTACTTCGGTCAGGGTCATTACGACCTGAGTATCGATGAGGCGCGAGTCGATTTTCGCGAGCGCTGTAACCGCACCTTCCCCGTCTGATGAGACTGGCTGAATACCAGTCGAAACCCGCTCCGGCGGGTCACGGGAATTCACCCGAACAATCTGGAGGTTGAAATGGAAACTATCGACATGACACCAACTTGGAAATCTTTGTTGCCAGCGATGTTGGCGGTACTTAAGAACGGGTCATTTGAAAGCAAGAGAGACATTCTCTCAGAGCTACAGCGCATGGCTCATGCCGCAGATCTGTACGTCGCCGCCGAGAAGGACCGCAACCTGACTTGGTCAATGGATAACTATCCACCCAAGTGGGAGCGACCCGTCCTGCTGGCGCTGGTCAAGGCCATTCTGAAGCGAGGTCACACGATCTCGATCTACCTCGAAGACGAGCCAATGATCGAGCACTCCAGCGACCTTGCCGAGGTCATCAAGAACCTCGCGGCAGGAGACCTCGACTCACTGGTCATCGAGACCGATGGCGGCAACAGCGTCGGCTGGTTCAGCCTGATCTACAACAACGGGTCCGAGCATGAGCCGATGATCGTCATCTCTGATCACTCGGCCAACGAGGTTTGCAACGAGATCATGCGCGAAGTCGAGCAGGAGGTGGGGTCATGAAAAGTATTTTTGATCTATGCCAATACGAGGCCGTGATCGTTGTTCACGGCGCTGAAAGGCCTCACGGAAAGCCAGACCAAGACCCAGAGGTGCTGGCAACAATCCCATTCCATTGTCAGTACGACGAGCGCGAGGAGTTCGACCAAAGCCTTGCCTCCGCTGTGGAGGGACTGGAACGAGCCTACGCGCACCATCCTGACGGCTACCTGACGATTTCAGTAATTCGTCGCCACGGCTACATCAACATGAGCTAAGGGGGAGCCATGAGACACATCAAAGCAATCCAATGGCACACCTTCGAGTCAGCAGAGGAGGCCGCAAACACGGCTTACCTCGCCCTCGTAATGGACTGTGCTGATTACGGTCAAGACCCGAACTACGAGGTGCAGATCTACTCGCCCGAGGAAAGCCAGAAGCGCGGCTACACCAGCGGCTGGCATTTGGTCTGGGAGTGCGGCCCTGAGAACTGGGGGGTATCTCAGTCAATGGCAACCGTCATGAGCGGGATGATCCCTCCTTGGGGTTTCTGTGAGACCCAATGGGGATTCGACCTCATCTTCGTAGAGGAGGAGCAGTGAGAAAGCGATTCGTTATGGCCGTGGACATATCCGAGGACGCTATCTTCGGAACCCTTATCGCAGACCTGAAAAACGCAGTCGGGAGCATAGCCGTGCATCCCGAGCATCAATTTTATCGACTGTCGCCCATCGAGCAGTCCGACCTGATCGATGACTGGGTTGGCTTGCTGAACGGCCTGCGCGAATCTTTAGACCACCAAGCAAAAGGAACTATTCAATGAATGACATGGCAGAGCATTTTGTAGCGCTCGCCGGAGTGGCGGCGATGACGCTGACGCTGTGGCTTTACGAAAACGTATTTCTAGGAGGGTAAGTGATGGAAGAGCAAGAGTTTCAATTTTTTGACCTGCTGAAAAAGCATGATTTCTGGTACACCTACTCCGACGACCATCGTTACTATATTCGTGGGCGCGATGAGCGGAAAGTGATCTATCAGAAAATTGATGAGTGCCCCAAGCTGATCTGGATATGGGATAAATTTTGCAGGGCCGTGTCGGATCAGAAGACGCCCTCCAGCTTGGAGGAACTGCGCCGTGATTGAAGATGTTTCAGCAGCAGAGGTGCGCGAGTTTGTGCGCAAGGCCAAGTCTGGGTTGCCCATTAAGGTCTTAGTCCATGAGCACGGTATCCCTGCTACCCGTATCGCGAAATACATCCGGCTATATGGTAAGTTTGGTGATCAGTTTTTTCCGCCGAACAAATCTTCTATGGGTCGATCAGTTCACAACAATCGAGAGCTAAAGCGGCTTGTCGCAAAGCACGGCCTGACCCGAGGGCAGGTTGCCGATATGCTGGGTGCCAGCCCAGATACAGTGAAGAACTGGTTGCGCAGTGAGACCGCCGTCAATCATACATTGATGCCGACCTACGCCCTTGACCTGATTAGAATTCGGGTAGCGGAGGCACGCGAAGATACATAACCGGATAGGGGTTGGGTTCATCAACCTCTCCAATCAGGCTGTCTTCCACCATCTCGAAAAGGCCGAACCAGTTACCGTCATCTGACGTTCCTGACACCAAATACAAGCCCTCAGTCTCTGGGGGCTTGTCTTCAAAGAAAGTCCATCCCTCTCTGTGCAGAAAGACGACGTTGTCTCTCCGCTCCAGCACCTGCGCGGCATTGCTCATTGGCTGTCCTCAAGCTTGGTGGGGGACGACGCTTCCAAAGCCTTTGCACCCCGAATTTCACTTCGTCTCGAATGCCGGTCAAAAGCCCATCGTCTGACGGATAAGTATCCATCACCGCCCTCCTCTCTTCCAGACTTGACAGGTCAGCGATGCGTGAGCACACGAATATCAAGCACAATTTCATCGCCAGATCTTGCATTTCTGGATCGAGTTGATCCTCCAGATAAGCCTTGATGTCGGGGTATCTCAGGTACTCTGAGGCCCGCATCGAAATCGACCGCAACTCAGCGGGATGCAATCGTTTCCCTGACAATCATGATGAAGTCGAACCAATCGATGACCGCCTTGCAGTCGCTGGTCTTAGGGAAGTCTGAGTTGATCGCGTACAGCGGGACGACGCAGTAGGTAGGCTGTCGATCAAAACGGTAGACCAGCGCGGGGATTAAGCTGTGCTCGTTTGCAGCAGTGACAACCTGATCCCACCAGTCGTTCTGGTACATCCCGCCACGGGCGTAACGCTTGCACTCAATCGCGAAGGGCGGGACGAAAATGTCGGGCAGGCTGTTCTCTCGGTACTGGTCGAGAATACGCTTGATTGGCTCATCAACGATCTGCCCCAATTCCGAGCGAAGGGCGTTAACTATCTCTCTCTCAAACCCCAAGCCTTTACGCCGCGAATTCACCATCACTAGCCCTCCACGGTTTACTCATCCATTCCCGCCGCCAAGTGACGCACTCATACAAACTGGTTTCCCTGCCGTGCTTGCCCTGCTTGATCGCCACTCGCAGCTTGTCTGTCTCCATTCCAAAATAGATCATCAGGCGCACTTCATTCATTGGTATGTGCATCCTTCTGACTAGCTCTTCGGCTGTGAATGTGACTATCCCCATGGTCATGAGGCGATCTAGATTCTGTGGCGCTTTAGTCTCTGGTTTTTTAGCCATTTTGCGCGCCCTCATTTTTTTCCAGTGCGACAAGAGCCAGCAGGCAGTAGTGAGCCATCTTCAAGATGTCGTGCTCTGGTGTTGCCCCTTCCTTTTTCCCCTGCCTTGCGGCGTACTTGATGACGCAAGCCATGGCGTGATCCACCCCGTAGCCGGAGTCAATAATCAAATCGATTGCCTGCGTCCCGTTTTTTGCGTAATGCTCCGCGTAAGTCCCGAGCACATACGTCTCAAGATCCTTCAGTGCTTTCTTCTCCCGCATTTTTAATCACCTTAAATCGTTCAATTTTGAAAACCGCAAGAGGCTCAACGTCCTCCTCGTTGCGCATGGTTTCTTCGCTCCTTCCCGCGACGACGTACTCATCAGGGCACATCAGGTTGATCCACGCATGGGTTCCGCACTTCCACCGAACTAAAAATCTGGTCTGATGGTTTTGCGTTCGGAGCCAGTCTGCGAACTGCACCTTTCGTAGTGAGCACCAGACATCTGGGTACTGCCCGAACGAATGATTCCGGTTGCGGCACTCACCCCATATCAATGGCTCCCTGTTGCCCTTCCGATGGAAGGTCACATCAAGCGTGTGGTTCTGCGGAAGCTTGAAAAACTCAAGCCCCCACGCTTCTGAGAACACCCTCGCTATCTGCTTCTCAACCTTCCTGTCCTTTTCCGTCTCATGAAAAGTTTCTATGGGCATTCCCTCTCCTCCCTGAGTTCGTTTACCAGTTCCTCAACGGTGAACATCAGTTCTAGCTCTGGCCCGTAGCGCTCCTCGAATCTGCGCTTGTATGGGTGCCTGCTGGTGAACTGCTGAATGTCACTGCCCTGACGGTGGTGGTGATAACAAAGGGGGATAACGTGAAAGTGCGCACCCACCTTCGTCTTGCCGTCGATGTGGTGAATTTCAGCGGGGGTTTCACCGAGACCCTCTCTCCGACAAACGATGCAACCCAGTGCCTGAACATCGTCCATCCACTTTTTCTCACCGGATGTTGGAGTTCTGCCCCTCACTTGCTGACTGGCCTCCCGATTACCCCCTCCGTTGCGATGGCTTTTCTTCCGTGCTTCGCCAGCACTTCGTTGATGGCCTCGATCAGTATCGAGTTCAGGGGCTTCTTCTGCTTCCGCGCCAAGATCTGTAGTGACTTGAGCGCGTTTGTGTTTAAGCGACACGTCACTGCTTTTCTCTCTTCCCTCATGCGTTGTATGCCCTCCTCTCTAGGCGATTACTTGCTTTCTCCGAGCGCCATTGCTCGAACTCAATTTCGCAGGCTCGGAACTCAGCCTTCGCCGCCGCAAGCATTCCCTTGGCGGTGCCCCTGTTGACGCGGGCGTTGTAAACATCCCCCTCCAGATCTGCGAATCTCATCTGGGCGGCGGCGGTCTTGTTGCCCTCGCTCTCTGCCCTGACCATGGCTTTGGCGTACAACATCTTCTCCATTGCCTCTGCCCGAGCGATCTCCTCTTCGGCTGAGCGCATCTGCTCCCCCGCCTCTCTGATCTTCATTGCGTATCGCTCTTCTTCCATCACCCCTCCAGTTCCGGTCTGTAAGTAAATGGCTTGCCGTTCTTGGTGTGGAAGGCTCTGGCATCTGTGCGCCACAGCCCAATGTTTGATTCAAAGCCGGACAGACGTTGCTTCTTGACCATCAGCGTGACGTCCGGCTGAGCCAAAAGCTCAACGTCGTCGTCTCGGGAAGCGGCCCCGTTCTCCAGCCAGAACTGCCTGTCTTTCTTCTTCTTGTTGGACCAGACGGCTACGACGTTCATGGAGTTATCAGCCAATCCTCCGGACCCCTTGAGATCGTCTATAACTGGGCGCGGGTTGTCCCCGTCCGAGTGCCCCGTCTTGCGCGAGTGGTGGACAAGGATCAGGTGGGCGTTGTGGGTGCGGACCAAGTTGGTCAACTCGACCACAAAGTCTCGCTCCAGATTGAGATCATTCATGGGCATCGTGATTCGCTGAAGACAGTCCAGCACGATCAGCTTGCACCCCTGATTCAGCATATGATTTACCTTCGCGATAGCGGCGTGTGGCTTATCGACCATCTCGTTGATGACGTACAGGTAGTCATCCATTAGAGCCATGCACTTCTCGACATAGCCGTCAGTCGGGTTGCTGTTGTTCGCTAGCTGGTTGGCCATCAGGCTCAGCAGGTATGGCGTGTCCATCTCGTAGCTGATGTAGCCCGCCTTGATCTTGTGCATGACGTAGTCCGCGACCAGATAGTTGGCGACGGTGGACTTATAGGAACCGCGACTGCCGAACAGAATCGTCACCTCACGCGGGCGCAGAGCGAACTTGTCCCCCTCCCTGTCCCAGAAGGGGAAGAATGCGTCCCTGTTGACGCCGTGCTGGCGGAAGTCCAGAACCTGCTCCGTGAACTCGCCTGCGGTGAAGACGTTCTGGAAGCCCTCCAGCGATGAGTTGATGTCCAAGTCTTCGAGCTGCATGAACTCGCTGTCGGCTGGCTTTCTAGACATAGAGATCCTCCTCCTTCTGCTCTGGCGTGGAGATCTCGTCAAGCCAGCGCTCTTGGTTGATGTAGGTTTCTGGGTTCAGGATGAAGCGGGCCTCGGTGGGCCAGACGCGGGCGCGGAGATTCTTCTCAATCAAACCCAACGTGGCAGTATCGAGTCGCTCTAACTTCTTGACGCACTTGCTCTTGGCCACCTTCTTGGGGAAAAGCTTCCAGATTCTCTCTACCGTCTCATCCTTTTCGATGTCGCGTGACTGTCCGGTGACTGTCACATTCTGTTCTTTATTCTTATTTCTTAATTCTTCTTCTTTAGCCAGCTTCTCTCTTGCGCGTTGCCTTCTCTTTCGAGCCGCGCCCGTCGCGTCAGAACTTTGCTTGTCGTCCCAGTTTATGATGTCCCAGTCATCAGCGATCAATTCAACGTCCATCAGCCGATCTTTGACCGCCGCCATCTCGACAGGGGTCAGGCCCAGATGGACTGACAGCATCTGATCACGGAGCTTCGCGTTAGGCTGATCGAGAGTTCCATCCGCCTTCGCGCACATCAGGGAGACGTAGTGCCAACGGTCCTCAAAGGACAAGATTCTCAGGCGGGGATGGTTTGCAATCTCGGGGTACAACTTGAACCACTTCACGCTTGGCGGCTCCAAGTGTTGTTCTTGTAGAACTCCAGCGCATTGCATCCCAGTCGTCGGGACTCGCGTTTGACTGCTGCTTGGAACTTCTCCCAGTCCTGCTTGCTGAACTGACTGCTCGGCTGGTCGAGACCGATTCGGACGATGAACTCGTCGTCTTCTGGCACCCAGTTCTTCGGCTTGCGGAATCCTTCGCGGCGGGTGTATGGGTCTTCAGGGAACAAATCGTTTTCACTCATTCCCACAGATTCCATGATATCTTTCGGCGCACACCCGTGGCTTCGGCAGATCATAATGATCGCGCCAGTGCGGCCTATTTGAATATCTAGGGAGGGACTTTTGTCATTGTGCGCGGGACATCTAGCGCGGTACTTATCTTCACCAGTGCTTCGTGCGTATTGCAGTCTGGATACAAACTCTTCTAGCCTTTGCCGTATTCCCACTGTAGAACCCGTTAGATATTATTAAAACCCGATGGCACATATTAAATCGGAGTCATGTGCTTGGCAAGCGCTACCTATTGCTAATCTGTGATTTGCGAATTCCGCCTTTAAAGAAACAAATGTTAATGTTAAGTTGACATCTATTTTTTTCGCAACTATCGTATACATCTTGTACATGTCCGGACAGACGGCCCGACTAGCCGGATATGCGGAATAAATACTCAAGCGGACCAAGGAGCACAACCATGCCAGTGGTAGCTATCAACGACGAAGCCTCTGAGGTAAAAAGGGAGCAAAGATCTGATCGCTTTAGAGCGGTATTAAAAAGACACGGGATAGCAGAGCATGGTGCTCAGACAGCTATCGCAAAAGAAGTAGGCGTATCAGACGCCACTGTCGCCGCTTGGATGCGCGGCTCCATGCCAAGGGATCCAGAAGTGTTGTTTCGATTTTGCGACACTTATGATGTAGACCCGTATTGGTGGACTGGCGGTCAATCAAGGCCGCGTGACTCCATCGATTCCGAAAAACTTGTCAGGTCTTTTTCTACGGTTCGTGAGTGGAAAGCCGCAAACCAACTGACTCTTAGCAACGAACAGGAAGCGCTCTGCGCGGCCAAGGTATACGACGATCCTGCGGGAGCCGATGCCTATCTAGAGCAGATGGCACCATTTTTCTCATAATAAATTTTTTTAGGTTAAAATGTCATGTCGCATAAAGCGACGTATAACCACAGAAAAAGTTGACACTACTATTTAGCTGGTATTTAATCCTTTCTAACGAGGGGAGGATTAAATGCCAGCTAGTAAGAAGGGCGTCTTCGAGACTCTATCGAAGATTCCGGTCGGTGACTATGTAAAGCACTCTAAGGCAGAAGACCACGACGGGCGCGTAACGTACCTGCCGTATCTGCCATGGACTCACGCTCATCAGTTGATGATGGCGCACTACCCTGAGTACGAGTGGAGCTTCTCCGAAAACCCTGAAGGTCTTGAAGTGTTCTACTTCAAGGATGGAACTGCCGAAGTGCGAGTTGTGATGTCGATCGGAGACGTCACGATGATCGCATCCAAAACCGTTACCAACGGCACAGGCAAGGCCTACCCCAACCCCAACGCAAACGATATTCACAACGCCAAGATGCGATGCCGCACACGCGCCATGGCCGAGCTAGGTCTTGGCTGGGATCTCTGGATTAACCCAGAAAACTACCCCTACGAAGAACCCAAGAGCGTCGTCAAAGAGGCGCTCAAGAAAGCCGAGGAAAGCAAGGCAGAAAAGCCTGCGCAGTCCAAGGCAGAAGAGCTTTTCTTGTCACTGGTGGAGATAGACGACGAGAAGGTAGCTAAGGCGAACTTCAGGAAAGTGAAGACCGCTTGGAAGAACCGCAAGATGGACATGGACGAACTAGAAAGGCGGTGGAGTGAACTAAAAACAAAAAGGAAATGGAAATGAAAGTTAACAAACACATGCACATGAACATGCGCCCTTCACTGGAGTGGTTTAGCTCCTTCAGGGAAGAAATCCTGCGGGTATGGTCTCGAATAAATTTAGAGGGTCAATGTTTTGCGTGGACTTACTTTTCTGCGCGCCCAAGCAATTTAGAAGAAGGAATTTTAGGATTCCTACATGCGGGAGAGTATGGCAATTGGACTGCTGAGCTTGACGGGATGTGGAGGGCCATGTTGTGGGAGCGGTAAAGCAAGGGTCCGACTCGTTAGAGTGGCTGGCCCAGAGGCGGGGAAAAATTTCAGGCACGGCGGTAGGTGTCTTAGAAAACTGTAACCCCTACCAAAAGCAACACGACCTGCTGCGCTCGATGGTTAGAGACCTCGCCGGAGCAGAATCAGAATTTACAATGGTCCCTGCTGTTGAGCACGGCCAACAAATGGAGCCAGTCGCGAAA